ATTATAGTATTTATATAAAAATAATAAAAAACATAATGGACTTAAATGAAATTTTAGAATTAAGAAAATCTAATAAAGAGCAAGTCGATAATTATATGGTATTGGTTGAAACAGAAAAAAGGATGCTTTCGGAAGATGAAAGTGTTTTATTTGAGAATGCTAAGGCTAAAATTATAGAATTAGACGAAACTTTAGAAGAAAGAAAACAAAAAGTAAATGTTAATGACATTAAAATAAAAAATAATATTAAAAAAACAATGAAAAATTATAATTTAATCGAGAACATTAGAGATATAGTAGAGCAAAGAGGAAAGAATGATGCTTCTATGGATATGTTTGATAGTGGTAAAAACGCTTTTTCAAAAGCAGGTCTTTCTTACAGAGGACAAATCTTACTACCAATAGAAAAAAGAGCTGCTATTTTAGCAAAAACAATAACTGCGGGTCAAGAAGTTGTAGCCGAAGAAAAGTTTGACATGATTGGTAAATTAAGAGACACATCAGTTATTCTTCAAGCAGGTGCTAATTTAATGACAGGTTTAGTTGGTGATATATCTATCCCTGTATACGCGGGCACAACAGCAAGCTGGAAAACAGAAGTAGCATCAGCAACAGATGGAGCAGGGGCTTTCTCAGAAGTTTCTTTAGAACCTTTTAGAATTACTGCTTATGTAGATATTTCTAAAAACTTCTTACTTCAAGACAGCGCATCAGCAGAAGGTTTGTTATATTCAGATATGACTAACTCAACACTTGATTTACTTGAAGCATCTATTTTAGACGTAACTGCTTCTTCTACATCAAGACCAGCGGGTATGTTTAACGGAGTTTCTTATACTACTTCGGGAGCAACAACTTGGACTAATTTCGTAGCATTAGAAAGCGCAGTAGCAACAGCAAACGCTCTTAAAGGAAAATTGGCTTATTTAGTTAATCCTACTTGTATGGGTGACCTTAAAACAACTGCTAAGGATAGTGGTTCAGGTTTATTTATCACAGACGGACAAACAGCTAATGGTTATCCAATTTACGCATCAGGACACTTACCAACAATCTCAGGAACAGCACAAGGAGCAATCTTTGGTAACTTTGAAGATTTGATTTTAGGTCAGTGGGGTGGTCTTGACATTACGGTTGACCCTTATACATTGGCTATAACAGGTCAAGTTCGTTTAGTAATTAACTCCTATTGGGGTTGGGTTAAACGTAGAACAGCATCTTTTGCTTACGGAGCATTAGCATAGTGGATACATTTCAGTATAGATAGATTACATTCTGTAATCCAAAACCTTACCATTTCTTGGTAAGGTTTTTCTATTTAATATAGTATTTATAATAAAATAGAAATAGAAATGGTTAATATAAATCAAATAAAAAGACAACTAAATATAGAATTATCGTACGATGGTGATGACCAAATAATTCAGACTTTTATTGACGTTGCTCAATCAGCCGTTTATAATTATTGTGGTATAGAAGCATTATCAGGATATACTTCTGAGACTATACCAACTCCTGTCGTTCAGGCAATAGTTTTATTCACTTCACATATGTATTATAATAGAAATATGGTATCTTTCGGACAGGGTTCAGAAATACCATATAGTTTTAGATTTTTACTTGACCCTTATAAAAATTATGTAATTCAATAATGATACAATCAGGAGAAATGAGAGAAGATATTATAGTTCAAGTGAGAACGACACTTACTGATGATTATGGCTCAAGTGCTGATATATACACGGATAGTTTATATCTTAAAGCACAAGTCAAATATGGTTCGGGAAATAAAGGAATAAATAATGATGAAATATTCAATTCAGAAGATATTATATTTACAACTCATTATAGAAGTATTTCAACTCCCGATAGAATTATATGGAGGGATAAAACATACGAAATAAACTTCATTTCTGAAATTGGTTACAGAAGTGGGTTAGAAATTAAAACAAAACTAATAAATGATTGACCCAAAGCCCGAATTAAACATGGAGAATTATAATGAACTAATTGAATTGTTTAATGAGTTAGATTTTAAGGTTCAACGAAGAGTTGGATTATCAGCAATGCGTTCATCAGCCCAATTGATAATGAAAGCGGCTAAAATTAACTTTATGGCATCAACTAAAGGATTTTCGTCTAATTCTTATAAGGATATATTAACATCTTTTAAGATTAAAGGCATGAAAAAGGAAATAGGTCAAATCGCAGGTATAGAGGGATATTCAGAAAAGAAAGGAAATTATGGAGTTTTTAAAGCATTATGGCTTGAAAGAGGAACAGAGGAAAGGTTTTATACAACTAAAAACGGAGTACAAAGAAGCACAGGCTCTATTAAAGGCTCTCATTTTTTTGAAAGAGCCGTTGATGCTAATAAACAAGAAGCATTAGAAAGTGTTTCAAGAAATTTAATAAACTCAACGGAGAAATTAGTTAAAAAATATAATAAATAACAATGCCTTATATCTTTAAAAAGAAAAAGAAGCCTGAATATAATTATAATATAAATAATGATAATTTTAATTATATATACAACACAAGAAGATGGAAAAAGTTAAGATTATTCTTTTTACAAAACAATCCATTATGTGAGCATTGTAAAATAGAGGGAAAGATAACATCAGCAACAGAGGCTCACCATATTATCCCTTTAAGTAAATATACTGATTTGGAAAAGAAAATGGAAATTGGTTTTGATATATTTAATCTTCAATCATTATGTAAGAAGTGTCATATAGAGCATCACCAAAAAAATAATTAAAAGAAATGATACAAATAGGGAAAATAGTTTATTATCTATTAAAGAATGATGCTACGGTATCAGGATACGTGGGAACAAAGATATATCCATTAGTAGCACCCGAAAAAACAATTGCTCCATATGTAGTTTATGAACGTAGAGGAAGCCCAGAAGAAAACAAGGATGGAAGTGGATTATATAACACTTTAGTATATCTTACCGTTTTTTCTGACAATTATTCAGAAGCAATAAATATAACTCAATCTATTAGTGATGTTCTTAAAGGATATAGTGGAACGTTATACGATACAAATGTTAAAGATGTTGAAGAAACAAATATTCAAGAAGTTTATTTTGACGATAAATATGTTGAGGAAATAACGATGAACTTTAAGACTAATTAAGATTTTATAAAAGAAATAATAAATATATAGTATTTATATAAAAATAATAAAAAGAAACAATGGCAGTAGATAATAGTAAAATAGTATATGGTGGAGACTTAATGTTATTCGCTAAAACAGGAGCAACATTAGCACCAATAGCATTTTCAACAAGTGCTAAATTAACGGTAAGTATGGCAACAAGAGACGCAGCATCCAAAGATGCGGGAAATTGGGCAGCTAAACTACCAGCAAAATTTGATTGGAATGTAGGAACTGACGCATTAGTAGCGTACGATACAGTAGCAGGAACATCTGATATTGAAAATCTTTACACAGCAATGCTAACAAGAACAGCAATAGATATTAGTTTTGGAGTAAAATCAGGCTCAACTTCTCCAACTTGGACGGTTGGTTCAGGACCAAACTTCACAGGTTCAGTTTATATCACTTCAATAGATGTTACATCCGCAGACGGAGACAATGGTCAGTATTCATTATCAACAGAAGGAACAGGTGAATTAGCATTAGCATAAAACATTCTTTAGTTTAATTTTGTGGTAAAACGGGGGATAAGTAATTTGGCTTATCCCCTTTTTTATTGCTTTTTTTTCTATTTAATATAGTATTTATAATAAAATAACAGAAATAAAAATGGAAACAACTATTAAAATTAAAGATGTAGAATATGTTCTTAAAAACACGAATAGAGCATTATTAAAATTTGAGGAAATTACAGGAAAGAATGTAAATGAAATTGAGGGAAGTTATACTGACACGGTAAAACTATTCTATTGTATTCTACACGGAGCAAATAAAGATACGTTTAAATTATCGTATGATTTATTTATTGACGCATTAGATATTGAAGAAGATTTAATTGACACTTTTTCTAATTATTTAATGGCTCAAACTAAAATAAATGATGCTTCTCCTACCAAAAAAAAAGTAGTGAAGAAGAAAGTGAACCAATAACAACAAAAGAATTATATTCTATTTGTGTAGGGAAAATGGGTATTGACCCTAATTATTTCTTAGACGAAATTAGTAACTTTGAAATAAATATAATAATGGAAGCATATAACGAAGAATATAAAACACGTTGGGAAGAAAATAGATGGTTGGGATACGTTATCGTTAATCATTTAACAGGAGGGTATGATAAACCAACAGATTTAATTACATTTGGTTGGGAGGAAAAAGTTATAACTAAAGAAGAAAAAGTAATAAAAGAAGATGATATTAAAGGAAGATTAGAACATCTAATAGAATTACAAAAAAGGGAGAAGAAAACTTTTAGACCCCAATAAAATAAAAATAAAACAAAATGGGTAAATTTAATTTATTAACAACACTTACGATGAAAGCGGGTGGATACGACAAAGGTATTAACCAAGCAAAAGCATCTACCATAAAATTACAAAAAGCAACACAAGGAGCAGGAAAACAAATGGGTAAGGCATTCAACGGGATGCCTAAAACATTAGGGTTGGCTACTGCTCAATTTGGCGGCATGAATAGTGGGATTTTAATGATAATTCAATCTTTTAAGGCAATGATACCCGCAATCACAGGTATAAAAATGGCGTTAATAAGTAGCGGTATCGGAGCACTGATTGTTTTAATAGGCACAGCAATTTCTGCCGTTGTAGGATACTTCAAGAATACAACTGAGGGAGCAAATAAGTTTGCTAAGATAATGGGTTATGTGCGTGGTATTGTTGAGAAATTAAAAGAGAAATTAAATGAGTTTGGAGCAACGATAGTAGCAGCATTTGAGAACCCAAAACAAGCAATATCTGATTTGTGGGAATATATTAAACAAAACTTTGTTAATAGATTTGAAGGAATGGTTCAATTAGTTTCTCTTGGTTGGTCAGCAATTCAGAATGGAGCAAGGGGAGTTGGATTAGCAGTAGGTGCTATTTTTAATAAAGAGAAGCGTGGAGAAAGTAAGAAGTTTTTCGAAGCAATGGCTCAGGATTTAAAAGGAGTAGCAGAAGCATCCGTTCAAGTAGCAACAGGATTAGATGTTTCAGAAGCAGGAGCAAAGGTTAAGACATTATTTAAAGAATTAAAAGAAAACGCAGAAGAAAGTGTTAAAATTTCAGAAAGAGAAAACGCACAAAAACAGAGAAAAATAGATTTTATAGTTCAAGAACAAAAAATGGTTACTGAAATAGCAAGGCTTACTGAAATATCTTCGGATAAAACTAAAACTATTGCTGAAAATCAGGAAGCAACAAACTCAGCGCTTATTCTTTCAGGGAAATTATACGATGCTAAATTAAAAATATCGGAAGAAGATTTAGCAATTCAACAAGAAGCTATGGAATTAGGAAGTAATTCTTACGATGATTACGAGAAAGAAGCAAATCTTAAAAAGGAAATGTTGGCAGTTATTAAAGAAAGATTAGATAAGGAGAGAGAACTTGATAATAGAATGGAAGAAATAAACGCAAGGGATGTAGCAGCAAAAGCAAAAATAAAAAAAGATTTAGAGGATATAAAAACAAAACAACAAGAATTAGTTAAAGGTGCTAAGGAATATGCTCAGGAGTGGGCTAATACATCAAACGAAATAAAAGATAGTGACCCCTTTGCTGTTAAATTAGCAAAATCTAATGAATATTACGATGAACAAAAAGCATTATTACAAAGACAATTATTAACAGAACAAGAATATGCCGCAGCATCTAATGCTATTGAGGCAGCAAGATTACAGACAGCATCCGAATTACAAATAGAAAAGAATGAGAAAATAGCAGAAGCATCATCTACTATGTTTGATGTTATTTCTGACTTTCAAGAAGCATCAAAGAATAGGGAACTAAAAGCAGCAGGTGATAATGAAGAAAAGAAAGCCGCAATTGAAAAGAAGTATGCTCAAAAATCTAAAAAGATTGCCGTAGGAAAGGCTTTAATAAACATGGCTCTTGGTATAGGTAATGCTATACAAACACAACCATTTATCCCGATGGGTTTAATAGCAGCAGGAATAGCGGGAGCAGTTGGTATAGCACAAGTAGCAGCAATTAGTTCTCAGAACTTTGCGAGTGGTGGTATCGTCCCAGGACAATCTTATCAAGGTGACTTTGTAAGAGCAAATCTTAATAGTGGTGAAATGATATTAAATGGAGGACAACAAAGAAACTTATTTGGTATGATAAATGATGGTGGTGGTTCTAATTCAGAATTAGTAGCAAGGATAAGTGGTGATGATTTAGAATTTGTATTAGTTAAGAATAGTAGAAAAAATAAATCATTCTCATAATGGCATACGGATTAAAATATGAAATAGAATATAAAAGAAGAAGTGAAGGAGTAACTCATATAGATATTCTTGAAGATGGTTATGGTGGTTCTTCTTCTGAATTATATGCTCAAAGTGTTCCTTTAATTATAAATATAACGGGAAAGGAAGATGATATATATTACCCAACGAGAGGAAGTGGAGCATCTATAAATCTTTTAGTAAATCCATTATCAACTTTAGATTTTTTTACAATTGAAGAACAAAAATATAAGGTTAAGATTTATGATGGAAGTAATTTATTTTGGCAAGGTTTTATAAATACAGGAGTTTATACGGAAGATTACTCAGTAGCAACAGGAACAACATCTTATACAGAAATATCATTAACTTGCTCCGATGGATTGAGTTTATTAGACGAAATAATGTATGTCGATGGTTCATCTAATTATATAGGTTATGTTAAACTTTCAGAAGTTTTTACAAATATATTATCTAAAATAGATTTAGATTTTAATTATTTTCAATTATTGTGGGATATTAAAATAGATACATCTACGTATAATCCTTTTGAGAATATTTGGGTTCAGAACGAAAACTATTATAACGAAAAAGGAGAACCAATGTCCTGTCGAGAAGTTTTAGATAGTATATTGAGAATGCTTAATATGACATTAACTTTCAGAGGTGATACTATTTATATGGTTTCTCCTATTTCTCTTTCAACTCCTTCAAATGGAAAATTATACGATATAGACGGAAGTGATATATCATATGGTTTTTTGGGAGAAGTTAAAGATATATCATTAGGAGAAATAGGATATTATAAAACAGGACAGAAATTAGATATTGTTAAATCTTACAACCAATTAGAATTAAAATATGAGCCTTATAATTATATTTCAGGATTATACGATTTTAATAATAAAGATAATAATACACACACAGGTTTATCTATTATTACATCCCATGCTGATGTTGCTCCCGATTATGAGTATGCTACTCAATCTTCTTATGAGTGGTCAGGATGGGATGGTTTCACTGATTTATATAAAGTATATGGATTAGCAAAAGAAGTAGATGATGATTTTATTTGGGTTATTAAAATAGATAAAGGAGATTTAGGATACTATGGTTCATCAGGAGAAACATATACTTATCCATTATCTAATATAAAAGAGGATGAAAATTATTATTTAAGGTTATCTTTTGACGTTTTCTTAAATACAAAGAATGCTAATAATTGGTTATATTCACAAGACGATAGTGGATGTGTTGTTCGTTCTTTTTATTATTCAGTTTATATAAAAGTGGGAACACAATATTATACAGGCTCGGATTGGACTATAACTAAAACTCCTTGTGAAATTTTAGTAATAGAAGAAGATGAAGAAGTTGTTAGAGTTACGTATACTGAAAAATCAGGATGGTTTTTAGGACAAACAAAATATCATACTAAATTAGAAGGTTTATCCGAAATTCAAGACAAGTGGGTTAATGCTTTCTTGAATATCCCTATGAGTGCGGCAGCAACAGGAAGTTATATTAACGGGTATATTTCTGTTGAATTTACAGATACTATACCATTATTAACAAGAGACTATATAACTCCATCGGAAGGATATAATGCTACATTTAATATATTGGTTAAGAATATTCAAGTATCAACACTTGATAAAAATAAAGACCCCTTGAATAATTATATCCCTTCTAATGTTTATACATTTGTTAGTAACGAAACAATCAAA